GACGCCAAGAAAGAAATGAAGGAGATGGGGCAAACCATCTGGCAGTTCTATATTCGAGACTGTTGGAGCCATGGCTGCCAGAACTGCACTCACACCGATGTGTATCATGACTACGAAAAGAATATTCTTCAGCCCCCATGCGGTATATCGGGATGCTCCTGCCCGGGGTTCAAAGATCGGGGCAACAAGGACGTGTTGTTCCCGCAAGTACGAACGGTTACTGGCCGGTCTATCGGGCACACGCTAAAATTTCTCGAAGGCGAATTAATCCGCGTAGGCGCGGAGTTCTTTGCGAATCAGTACGAGAATAAACCAATAGCCACCGGCGCGCAGACCTTCGAAGAGACCTTAATTGGACGGCAGACGCTACACAGTATGACGCAGATTCCATCATACGGCATGGGATTCACTTTTGTTGTCGGCGATCTCGCGTACGTAGGCCAGCCGGGGCGCGATTATTCTGTACTGTTCGTCTGTCGTTTATTTCAAGGACAGATTTTTGTCTACGCATGTGAGTTCGGCACCTGGGACTCGGGCCAAATCGCGGAAAATGTCGTCGCGCTGTTGCTAAAAGAGCGGCCCAATGTGATTTTTCTTGAAAAATTCAATGGCTGGGAGCCGATGGAGCGCATCATTACTGCACATGCTTCCTCGATGGGCGTCCTGAAGGTTCCAATTCAATGGGAGAAGGGGTCCCAGGTCGCCAACGCGAAGCTGATTCGCATCGGATCGGTCAAGGGGCCTCTCCAACAAAAGCGTTTGTGGTTCTTTTCCGGCATGAAGGGTTACGATCAACTCGTCCAGCAGCTTGTGAAGTGGCCGAAGTTAGGGAAGCATGATGATTTTGCTGACGCATGTGGGATGATTATCGCGGCCCCTACCGGGTATCATATGGAGAACCCTCCCATCGCGGTATCGGTAGCGAACTGGCTAAGAAAATTGCACGCGGGGACAGCCGTTCCTGATGAAGATATGCGCTTGGGCGGTAGTTTTGACGCGAGTGACCCGTTCGATAGCTGGAAGTAGGTTTTTGTTGCAGAATAAGACTTTCCGTGTCATAATTAGAGGCTATGGCGACTCAATTCTACTCATATCTGTGGCTTAGGGAAGACGGAACGCCTTGGTATGTAGGCAAAGGCTCGGGAAAAAGGGCTTATGAGCGGCATAAAGGTCATTGGGCCCCGAAAGATCGGTCTCGAATTTTAGTTTTGAATCGAAACTCGGAGCAAGAAGCCTTTGACACAGAGATTGAGTTGATTCGAAATTGGGGTCGGAAGGATATCGGGACCGGAGTTTTGCACAATCACACAGATGGTGGGGAGGGACACTCTGGGTACGTGCCGACCGCCGAGCATCGAGAGAAAGTTCGTCGAAAAAGTATGGGAAATAAGTCTTTTCTTGGGCACACTCATCCTCCTGAGTGGTCAGAACAGATGTCGAAAAACCAAACAGGTGACAATCGCCCATATCGTTTGGGAATACCGCATACGCCCGAGGCTAGGGCAAGAATATCAAAAGCCCTTGAAGGGAATAAATATCGACTTGGGATTCCGCATACGGAAGAGACGAAACAACAACAATCAAAAAGTATGAAGGGCCGTAAAAAATCAGCAGAGACCCGAGCAAGAATGATTGTTTCATGGACCCCCGAACGTCGAGCACGACGCGCAGAAGAAACTCGCAAGAGAATGAAAGAAAAGTTTTTGAAAACAGTTGCGTGGGGATAAAGTGGCTGAAATTAATAAAAAAGACGTGAACGCAACGGAGCACTTCACTGACGAAGGCCAGATACGGCTATTGGACCTTCCTGGCGCAGTCCCGTACGGGGAGACCGCGCTGCCGCTCGGCCCTACAGACGTGGCTTTTCTTGATCAGTCTCGCTCCGACAAGAGCATGATGCAAGAAGCAAATTTGAATTATGAAGAAAGTTCTTCGTTCATCGCCACAAGAGGATTAATCGGTCGCTGGAATACTGCGGAGCTAATGTTAAGAGCCTGGGTGGACCCTGTAAAATGGAAAGGATCAGACCAATATAGGTCACATTTAGGTATTCCGCTTGTGGCTGAACAGTTTTATTCTATTCACTCGGTAGTAAATCAGACACTTTTAGGCGGCTATCAGTCTTTCAAGATCGACGCGACTTCTGGCACCCCGCTAGAGTGCGCCGAAGCGCAACAGGCGATTTTGAACGCACAATTGAAGACCTGCGGATATAAAGGCGTCTCATGCAAGACCGAGATGCGCGAGATCACGTACGACGGACTATTTTATGGCTTCGGCATCGCGCACTACGGCTGGCAGACGCTGAAAAAGAATATCATCAAGAAAGTTCAGAAGTCCCATCCCGAAACAACAGTTGTGAATGGCGTTACTGTCACGATTCCTGTCGAGGGAGAGGATGACGTTGAGGATAAAGTAGTCGGAATCCAAGAAGTCAACATGCCGAAGTTGGAGCATGTGCCTGTTAGGCGTGCGCGGTACGCGCCTGATCTGCGACGAGGCGATCCTCGCGTCGCTGAATGGTTCGGACGCCTGATTTACGTCACCGGGTATGACTTGGACGCGCTGCGGAACACCGAAGGCTGGAATATTCCTTCTCGCGATCAGCTTGTGCGCCTGATGGCACCACAAATGCAGACCAATTCTCCGACGAATCCGTTGGAGACTCTTGGATCGAACACCGGGAACCCAATTTTTCAGCAAACTACAACACCGCAGAAGGCGTATCCCGAAAATTACACGGAGCGGACGCAGCATGATCCGCTCGCGCGCAAATTTGAGTGTTTTGACTATTGGACCGGCTCGCGTCACGCCATTATCCTGGCGAAAGAGTACTGTTTGCTAAATGAAACCCATAATTTCGGTCGCGTGCCATTTTTGGGCTTCTGTTTCCGTAATGCGCCTGACTCCGCGCACGGATATGGCATCGCATACTGGCTGACAGACTTCCAGCGCATCTGCCAAGGCGTAATTAACGCCTTTTTGGACGATTTGAACCTAAATTTGATGGGAACTTACACGTCTCCGGCGGGCGCGAACAATTCCGCGCAGGCTCAATGGATTTTCCCAGGAAAAGTGTTCAAATCCGACCCGCAAGGCAAGATTGAGCCGCTATCACGTAACGCGGTCAACGCGCAAGAGCCTTTGGCGGTGATTGCACAAATGAAAGAGTGGGCATCTTCGATCTCTGGGGCAGGCCCGAGCACGTTGGGCGGTAATCCCGGCTCTTCTGGCGCAATGCGTACCCCAGGCGGAGTAGCTGCGGTTACGGGCGGCGAATCCGTCAAGCTGCAGGACCTAGTTGATGTGATCTCGGAACAAGTTTTCGTGCCATTTCTTGAATTTTGTATCGAGCAGAACCAGAAGCTGAAGCCATCGCAAATTCGTATGCTGTTGTCCGATGCGCTCGGTAGTGCGTTCAGAGCAACGCCGCTGAGTATCATCAATGGGACGTATCGAATCGAAATTTCTGCTGGTACCAAACTAGCTGCTCGCGAAGCGCTGAACAAATACCTCGGCGTCCTTGAAACCATTTTACAGGCTCCGGGCACAGTGGAGAACTTAGCTGTTCAGGCAATGAAAATTGATTATAATGCGTTGATCTCGTCTATGTATGATTCTTTCGGTGTGCCGTACAGGGAACAGATTCTTGTGCCAATGACCGATGAAGACAAGGCACGCATGCAAGCGAATTCACAACAAGCTGCGATGCAGGGAAAACTCGGGATCGTACAGGCTCAAGGCGAAGTCAAGAAATCCGTGGATGATAATCAGAGTGAAAATCGGATGCTGATTGAGACAGGCAAGCATACGCTCAAACAGCAGGGTGGCGCAGCGGATCATCAGAACAATTTAGAGTTGCAAGAGAAAGCGGCGCAAGCCAAAGCAAAAGCCGAGGCCCAGACACCAGCGCAGCAGGGGTTTGATCGAGCCGCCAAGGGCGCATTTGCAAACGCCGACAAAGCTATTTTCAGCTAATACTTCTTGACACCCTGTGTCTATCGCGGTAAAATGATTTGGAGCGAATCATGAACAACCCTCTTGAGCCAACAGCCTCGTACAATATCGAGCGCGCCAATCGCCTGATGGCGCTCCGAGTTCATCCAGGCTTCAGTGATCTGGTTCGTCTTTCTTTTGAAATTGTTAATTCTCTTAGCGCCAACGCTATCGATTACCCCGGTTGGGATAAGGACCAGTTAATGCTTTTGAAAGTTCGGGCCCAAACCGCCAAAGAGCACCACGATCTTCTTTTCGCGAAGATTAGCGAAGCAATCCGAGAAGGCGTGCAAGAGCAAGCAGCGAGTGCCAGCCTTCCTGACAAATCGGTCACGGAAATTCTTGAGACCGGGGACTATGTGCGCCAAGAAGTCTTGACTAAGTTTGACGAAATGTCCGCCGAATCGAGACTCCCTGGCACCTATTGATTTGCTAAAATCTTGTTACAGGTTTCTGACTAATCAAGCCATAAGTGTACGTCCAATTCTAGGAGCCATCGAATGAGCGTCAGCCCCAATGAAGTCAAAACTCTTCCTGAAGTAGTTATGACCCCTGAACTACAGGCCGCCATCAATAGCGCCGTCAGCGCTACCGATCTGCGCGGAATGTTTATCGCCGAAGCCGAGAAGCAGTTGGCCACGAAGACCCGGTTGGACGCCGACCAAGAAGCCGCGACACAAGCGGCTGCAGCTAGGGTCGCTGCTGATCAGGCCGCCGCTGAAGCCGCCGAGAAAGCCAACCAAACTTTCACGCGCACAGAAGTTATCGGCGGAAAAGAGTTTTACTTCGAGGCCGCGAGCGAACTAGAAATAGAGCGCCAAGTTCTAAACGCATATAAGGTCGCCTACAATGTGCAGCAGCCGGTGGAGCGCGCTGAGCCCGTTGTTGACCAAGCTGCCGTGGCCGCTGCCGCTGAAGCCGAAGTTCTCGCTAGTGCCGAACTCGAACGCAAGTTCCGCTTGGGTGAAATTTCCGCAAAAGCATATCTTGAGCAATCAGGCGCGGTCGATGAATTCCTAAAAAATCAGGGAATTTCCGTTGAGTCTTTAAAGAACGTCGTCGAGACCAATGCCGCCGCCGCCGTCCAACAGTCCTGGGCCGAAGCGTCCGAGACATTTAAGAATACGGTCGGCGCAGATTGGCCGGGCGGGGTTAAGAACCGTGCGCTGCTCGGAGATAAGCTGGCCGCGATGGGCCTCGTGGACGCCGAAGATAAAGTTGCTGCGATGGCACAAGCCTGGGCAGCCATGAAACAAACAGGAGCGTATTTCGAGAATGGCGACGCCCCAGTTGCAGCGGCAGTCTCGACAGTTGATACTATTGCGCAGGCTGCAGCAGCGAAAGCTGCGGCGGACGCGGCGGCAATTGCGGCTGCGGATAATGCTCGCGTTGCTGCGGCAGTTGCGAAACAGCGTGCGACCTCTTCCTCGATGTTCGGCGCAAGTTCCGGCACGAGCGGAGCACCTGTTGTGAATCCTTCTGTAGTTGCAGCGAAGCAAATTGTTCCCGACAACGCCGACCCCCGTGAAATTATGGAAGCGTGGAAGGCGGCGCAATTGGCGAATGGTCAGAATCCTGACGAAGCGCTCAAGAGTGTTTACGCGTCCAAGAGGATATAATGCGCGTTCATTTTATGTCTGGTCTTTCCAAGACCAATCACCATATCTATCCTGGGTTCGAGACCGTTCACGGGCCCAAAATTAGTCTTGTGAAACTGACCTGTCACACCCCTTCTACAGGTCACCGATTGATTTTCTATTTTCCGTCTGGGGCATGGTGGTGGTTTGATGTGTACTTCGACCGCAGGCCTCAAGAACATTTTCGCAAAGATTTAGCTTGACTTGTCCCGCAAGTCAGGTATACTGATCGTCGAGAGTCCTGATCAGACTCTTGTTAGCCGAGGGCCGGGGGTGAATCGAACACCCCCACCTCAGGTCCCTTTTTCGATGAGGAGACAGAAAATGCCAAGCGGAAAATATCAACGCCCGCCCCACCACTGCAAACAATGCGGAGACCAAAACGAATTAAATTTTTATCCCCACAAACGCGGAGAATGTAAGTCTTGCGTGAGCGCTCGAACGAGCGCAAGACAGCGAGGAAATTCAGAACTTCATCGTCGTCGACATTTAAAACGGGCATATGGATGGACGCTAGAAACATATGAAGCAGAACTAGCCAAGCAACATGGATTGTGTGCTTTATGTGGTAAGCCACCTCTTCTTGGTGAAGTGCTTCGAGTAGACCACAATCATGAAACTGGAGAACCTCGTGAACTCATTCACCAACACTGCAATTCTCTCCTCGGTTTTGCCCGAGAAGATACTGCGATTTTGTTGGCAGCAATCGCATATATCTTGCGGCATCGCAAAGGTTTTTGACTTATCTTTCCATAAGTAGAAGAGCCTCCTTGAGCAAGATGCCTTCCAAAATCCCAACCTGGGATTAAGAGGGTAACTATACGATTCTGCCGCCCGGCGTAATGAGCACCACACTAGCAGGTTTTCCCCAAATTGCTTATGATCGAACTGCAATCATGGAGTGGCAATTTAATACTCCGTTTTTAGAGGAATTGTGCGACTTCCGCCCGCTGCCCCGACGTTCGGGCCGGACGCTCCAGTTCTACGGACAAACTCCGTTCGCTGCTGCGACCTATGACCTGTCCGAAGGTATTCCGGGTCCGTCGCTCCAACTGAACCAAGTGTTCAGCGATGCTTTCGCCGACGAATTCGGCGATTGGATCGGCATCTCGAACGTCGCCCAGCAAAT